CAATTCCATGTAGCCTTGCAATTGGTAGTAATAATCCTTTGTAGGAATTTCCGTAGCAAAAAACGGAAAGGTAGTGGCATCCCATGAGCTTTTGACGTCCAAAAGTATGTCGCCCGTGTTTACGTCTGGCGTTCCCGTTAAGAACTCGTTTTCAAAGTGTTCGTGGTTCTTATATAAGAAACCTAATTCTAGCGCGTTTGAGGCCATTTCTATGGCTTCGTCTTCTACTAGGTTACCTTTATCGGTGTAACGGCTTGAAAACGTCTTAATAACGCCGTATTTCGCACGTAGCACTTCTTCTTCTATGTATGTCTTTGCGGTTTGGCTTAATAACTCCCCCTTTGTGCGAGGGGAAGTCATTATTTTACCTATGGCAGAACATCGAATTTTGAAAGTCTTCATAACGCGTTAAGCATATCGGTTTGACCTTCGGTTAATTCAAAGCTAGCTTCTAACTTTTCGCGGGTATATTCGCCTTTTGCAATGGCTTGCACCGCTGCGCTAAAACGCTTTTGGTCAATAGGCTTTTTCTTTTGTTCGTGTTTTACTTGTTCGCCGCTTGCGTCCGTGTCTTTGTCCGTCACTAGGCCGAGGCTACTAGCCAAAGCGTAACGACGAAAATAGGTCACGCCCGAACCAAACGACTGGTAGTCGTTCATTCCTTTAAGGCTTACGCTAGGAATAGCTACCATGCTTTCCATGTTTTCGCCAGACTCTACGTGAAAAATAATAGTACAAATGTAGTTTTCGCCGTCTTTAGTGTGTAGGTTTTGGGTAAATCCTAGACCGTGTTTAGCTAGTAACGGGTTAATTACTTTGAAAATTGCGGGTAGATCGCTATAAGAATAGCCGAACCCTTGCGTACCTTTGTGAATTACTGGTACTTCTTGCTGAAAAGCCGCAAGCGCTTTGAATAAATGTTTCATAACTTGTTGTTTTTAAGTGTTAACTATACGCAAATATATAAAGATATTTCGATATACAAACTTTTTAAGTAAATTTTTTTATATTTTTTATTCTGGTGGTGTACGTGTCGCTTTTGAATACCCAGTCGCCCCAGTCTATTTCGCCTTTTTTCTTTAGTTCAGCTATTTTATAAAATTCGTCTTTCTCTAGGTAGCCTATAATATATCCGTATTTCATGCTTTTAGAAACGCTACACCATAAATAAAAGTCTGTTTTTTGTCTAGTGTTACTTGCGTCTATATTGGCGTTAAAGTCGTTTGTAGGTTCTTTATCGGTTTGTATGGTCTTAACGTCTATTTTTTTTCCGTTTATTTCTAGGTCGTTGTCGTAACTGCCTACGTATTGAACGGGTTTGTTTATTGATCGCAAAAAGTGCATAGCAATAACCTCACCTAGCGCCCCGTAAATTTGGCTTTCACCTTGGGTTATTGAATTTGTTAACGCCTTAAAGTTGTAAAGCTTTTGCGCTTGTAAAATTTGTTCTTCGGTTATGTTAATTTTTATCATGGTATTTGGTTTATTTTTTTCTTGTATTTTTTTATCAATTGTTTTAGTTCGTCGACGTCCCAGCGCTTTTCGAGGTGTGCGCGACCTTGTAATTCTATCAATTTAGCGGCGCCTATGCGTTGTTCTATGCCTATTTGGTAGTTCAAAAGATTGCCAGACAAAAAAGTGTTACAGTGTTCGCATTGCAAATGCACGTTGTCTTCGTCAAACCTTACGTTTGAATGTCCGCCTTGGCTATAATAGTGGCCCGCGTTCTTTTTCTTGGGCGGTTGGTTGCATGAAATGCAAGGTTTACCCTCGTCGCGTGTTCGTATATACGTATTGAAAACCTTTTGCGCATCTTTTAGCCAGTCGCTGGTCGTCTTTAGTTCGGTTGTCCATTTCTTTTTCGTGTTTTTCCATGCCGAAGTCTTGACTTCTTCTACAAAAGCCTTAACGCATTCGTCTTTTAGGCAAAATTTATGGTTGAAGCGTATGGGTTCGAACTTGTCTTTGCAATTCTTACAACGTGGCATTATCAAAAGCTTTGTGTTTGTATTTCTATTTCTAGTTCTTTAACCCTTTGTAATAGGTCTATGTTTCGGCTAGCGAGAATTGTATTTTCTCGGCTTATTGATACTGCGTGTTCGTGTAGTCTACTAAAAAACGAAATAGCTTCAAGCAATTCTTGTTCGCTTTGCTCTGCGCCTTTTATGTAGTCCTTTGCTTCGGGCCTTGTTTTTAGTATTTGTTCACGTGCGGTCTTTATTCTTTGCTGAATAGCCCAAAGGTTAGCCCGTGTTTTTATAATTTCTAGTCCTAGTTCCATCTTTATTGTTTTTTAAATATTAAAATATTTTGGTGTACTTTAACAAGTTTTCGTGTTTTCATATTTCCGTTAGTGCGCAGCATTGCCGTTCCGTATGCGTTTACTAAAATAGCTTCATTATAAAACTTCATTCCGCATTTTTCAAAGGCGCGTATAGTGTCTGGCACAAATCCAATATAGTTACCTTGTTTATTTCTAACCTCACCCACAACAAAACAAGCTAGCCCGTCGGTTTTTAACAAGTTACATGCTTTTGCTATAATGCTTTCGTAAGCTTGCATAAATTCGTTGTATGGCATATTTGAAATATCGCCTTTTAAGTCGCTATAAACCTCAAGGTCGGCGTATGGTGGGCAACTAAAAACAAAGTCAAATGTTTTAGTAAATCCGTTTAAAACATTGTTGCTATCCCCTACGTACCATTGCGGCTGATTTTCTAAGTTTAGAATATCTAACGCTTGTTCGCGGTTGCTATCTATTTGCTCTTGTCTTATGTCTATGCCAGTATATTTGTAGCCTAGTTTGTTGGCTACTATGCCACGAACCGAACCTCCCGCAAAAGGGTCTAGTATTTCGCCCCCATCAACACAAAACCACTTGTAAAGAACTTCGCACAAAGCTGGATCAAAAATACTAGTGTCTGACATTTTAACCTCTTTACCAGCAAACATATTTGTTTTACCTTTTGAATTAAATGTAGTTGCCGTTCTACCAAGTTCACTTTTTATACCTATTGAAAGCCATGCTTTTTTTCTGTTTTGCCAGTTGCCGCCTTTGGTATCTAGTATTGTAAATGGTGGTTCTATAAAACGTTCACGTAAAATTGGGTCTGTTACTATTTCGTTTCCGAATAAATCAAAATTTTTCATAATTAAAAAGGTGTTTCATTAGCCAGGCGTCTAAGCTTTTCACTGGTGGTTAGTATTTCGTTTGTTTGCAGTTTGGTTTGTTGTTCGCGTGGGCGTAATTCTTTAAGCGCGTCTTTGTTTTCAATTACAAAGCCCAGGCCTTGGTTAAATTCACAAAATATAAAGTCTTCAAACCCAGTAATTGAGCCGCCAGTTTCTTGGTCTTTAATCTTTTCGGTTGTTACTAGGGTTACGTACTTCATTGTTTCGTGTTTTACTAGCCTATGTACTACTATCATGTCGTCGCAGCGGTTTAAGAACGCTTTACCGCCCTCTATGTGGTCTTTCATTGGCGGTTTAAGGTGGCCTTTCCACATATGGTTGTCTGGGTAAATGTTACCACTACGTCCGCTTTCTGTATTTGGGTGCGTGTTTATGTACAAAGTCTTACCCGTTTCGTTGCAAAATTGGCGGGCGTCGTTTAGAAACTTATAATTACCCTCGTAGCCCATTTGGCGGTCTAAGCCCGTGTAAGGGTCAATTAAACACGCGTCGGCGTCCGACTTGCGAAATAGTTCGAATAGTTCGCTAGGTTTGTAAAGCTTTGAGTTATCTATAAATTCAAAGTATTGTTCTAGGTATGCCGTGTAACTAGATATTTGGCGCTCGCTTAATTGCTTAAATGGTTTGCCCGAGTAAATTTGCACCATGTCGCGAAGAACTTGCCAGTATTGGTTTTCACCAGACCACATTACAAACTTTAATTCGTGTTTAAGTGCAAGGGTAAGAAAATACCAATTGATCCAATAGGTTTTTCCGACGTTGTCATGTCCTAAAATGATATTTAGTTGTCTAGGCTTGTATCGCAAATAGTCGTCTAGCTTAGTGCCTATGCCTAGCCCTTGTTTTATTTTGCCGTTCTTATAGTCGAAAAGCTTTTCTAGGTGTATTCCTTTACTTAACATAACCTAGTTTTTTAGCTTGTTCATAAAGTGGGTCGTTTACCATTTCTATTTCGTCTTTTGGTTTGGCCCAACGTCTTACTGTGGCTTTCCAGTCTTTCATATTGTTTTTACCTACTTTCCAACCGTTGCTATCGTAATAGTCTATAAATGTTTGAGCGTTTAAATTTAAGTTTTCATCTAGGCAATAGGCCTTAATTTCTTCAACACTTGGGCGCATAAATATATTTCTTTCTTTCTTTACATTCTTGTTAGTGGTCGTTTGCTGGTCGTTTGCTGGTCTCTCGTTGGTCGTTTCGCTGGTCTCTATTTGATACTTTTGGTAGTTAACTATTTGAATAATAGTACCTTGACCGCTTGTTTTAATGGTCAATTCGTTGGTCGATTTTAGCTTATCTAGTGCGGTTCTAGTTTGACGTACACTTAACCCAACTTCTAAAGCTAGAATGTCTCGACTTGTTAAAATAGTACCCGATTGTAATAACATACCCCTATATTTTTTTTCTTTATGGTTAGCTTTTAAAAGCAAATGAATAAACAAACGAAATGCATTGTGGTCGTCGTACCATTCCCAGTCTAAAATTTGTCTATGTAATTTAATCCACCCGCTCATATTAATATTTTAAAATAAAAAACCCCCAAACTTCGTTGCGGCTGGACGTGCAAGTCGGTTTGAGGGTAAATAATTCCTTTTGAGTTTATGGTGTCCAGCCAACTCGTCTACAAATATAACGTTTATTTTTCTAAAAGGTTGCTTTCCGCTAAAAGTTTTTCGTAAACACCTAGCTTAACACGTCGTCGAATACGTTTGAAGTCGCGAATAGTTCGGGCCTCTATAATGTCCGTTTTTAGGTCGCGTTTTTTAGCCGTGCTTTCTTCTGGGAATATCAATACGCTGCCCTCTAGTTGTTGTTTGAGTTGTATAGTTTCGAACTTGTAGTCTTCGTCGTTATAACCCATTAGGTTTTCATGCGTTTTAAGCCCATGAATTATAGTAGCGTGGTGCTTACCGAATATTTCACCAATTTGCGAAAGGCTAAAGCCGCTAGTTCTAAGTTCGTGGTATAGGAACGCGCGTTTGTAAATCAATCCGCGATCTCTACACTTGTTTGTTAAGTCGTAAGCCGCTATAAGTTCGTGAATAAGTGCTATTTTGTTTTTCATATTTCCGTTATTTTAAATTTCCCAAGGTTGTAGTTTTCCGTAAATAGTAGTTCGGACTTTGCAGCGTAGGCCATTGCTTTAGAGTAGAAACGCCAGCTTTGCACGGCTTTAGTTCCAACGTAGTAGGTTAGTAAGTATTTCATTTTTATTTTATTTTATACGTTTGTGTTCCGTCTTTTAGTTCTTTGTGTATTACCTTTCCTTCTTCTACAAGTTGTCCTAATGCTACAAAAAAAGGCGTTAAATTCCATTGCGGTATACCAGTAAGCATAAAATCATAATCCATTTTTCCTAATATGTCCCAGTCAAAGTCAGAAGGAGTTTTTATTTTCCCGTCACTCATATATTCAAGTAAGAATTTTTTA